TGCCAAAGGGTGTTAGCAAGTTCTCACGCTTTGATATGGTAGGCTATCTGCTTAATTCACCTAACAAGATAGGCAACTTCTTAGGTCGTGTTCTTGGCGAAGATTCTGTTGGCTTTAGAAAAGACGGAACATCAGTTCTGGAAGATAGTGCCGACATTCTCAAGACAAATATCTTCAAGTCATCTTTGGCTAGGTATTATCAAGTGTTTGATGTAGCTTATAAAGATTGGGCAAAATCACAGGGCATAGGCTTTTTCAAGCGTAGCTTAAATTTGCCACGCAGACAGTTTGGTGAACTTGTTGCTGACGCTATAGAAAATCCTAATACTCCTTTTGCAGAGCAGATTCGCAGGGCGGCAAACAGGCAAGCAGAAATACAGGCAGATTTATTGAGCCAGTTAAAAGAAGCTGGTGTAGAAGGCTTTGAGAGCATCCCTGAGAACTTGGCGTACTTTACGCACTTGTGGGATAGCTTTAAGTACAGCAATGCTGGCACAACATACGGATACAACAAACTTGAACTGCTTTTAAAAACTGGCCTTATAAGAGGCACAGAGGGTATGCCAGAAGAACTTGCTGAGAAGATAGCAAGTGGCATGGTGAAGAAGATGCAACGCAGTGCTGCTGGCCTTGATGCTGGTGCGGCAAGGTTATTTACAACAGATCAAAAAGAAGTCATGCGTTCCATCTTGATTGATGAAGATTACATGACCGCAGATGAAGCCGATCGCTTGTTGGCTTTGTTTGATGTAACACCAGATGGCACACCAGCTAGAGCGAAGCGTAGATTACGTTTTGATATGAACACGGAAATACCAGTTAGAAATACCCAAACTGGGCAAGATGAAGTGTTGCGTTTGAAAGACTTGCAAGACAGAGATGCAGAACAAGTGTTTACATCTTATGTGTCTCAGATGTCAGGACGCATTGGGTTAGGCAAGGTAGGCATTAAGTCAGAGCGTGAGTTCAATCAATTACTTGATAGAAACTTAGCAGAGGCTTTTGACAGGGAAGGCACTGCTGGCAGAGCAAGGGCAGAAAAAGAAAATCTTGTTGCCCAGACCATGTTTAATATGATTATCGGCAGACGTGCGCCTTTGGCGGCAGACCCATCTGGAACTTATGCAAGGGTTGCCAGAATGGTGCAAGATTACAACTTTATACGCCTTATGAACCAAGTTGGATTTGCACAGGTTGCAGAACTTGGAAACGCAATAAGTATCGGTGGGTTGCGTGGATTAATTCAGGCTTTGCCAGAAATGCGTAGTATGCTCAAAAGAGCAAGAAATGGCGAGATTGAAGATGAAGTCATTAGAGACTTAGAGGCTTTTAATGGCAATGGTTCTGATCGACTAACTAACCAGGCAATGAACAGAGCCGATACAATTGGTGTGTTTAGTGAAGGCAGGGGTGATTGGATTGATAAGGCACTGTTTTTCTTAGCACCAGCAAAGCGTATTACAGCAGACTTGTCGGGAATGGCCCCAATAACATTGGCCTTAGAACGTGCTGCGGCAAGGGTTGCAGTGCAGACTATGACTGACTTAGCGTTTAGATCAAGAAGTCTGTCTAGGAAGCGTTTAGCTGGTCTTGGCCTTGATGAAGATATGGCAGAGCGTATTTATCAGCAAATACGCAGAAACGCTAGAACAGAGCCATCAACAATGTTCCGCAATAGAAAAGTAAGGGCAATCAATCTTGCTGATTGGGATGATGCGGAAAGAGGTGCGTTCCTTGTTGCGGTGTCGCGTTGGACAAGACGCAGTATTCAGCAGAATGATGTAGGCAACTTGAACCTGTATATGACATCCACAATGGGGCAAATCATTACGCAGTTCCGTACATTTATGCTAGTTTCATGGGGCAAACAATACCTACACAACATGAAGGCAAATGACTGGAAAGGCTACTCAGCCATGATGGGTTCTATGTTCTTTGCTTCCATGTCTTATATGGCACAAACGCAAGTAAATGCTCAGTTTAGAGAAGATAAAGAGGAGTTTTTGAAAGAGCGTTTGGCGATAGATGCTATTGCAAAGGCTGGTTTTCAACGCAGTTCGTGGGCATCATTATTCCCTGCATTGGTAGATACAAGCGCAGCTTTCTTTACAGATGACCCGATATTTGCTTACAGAACAACTGGCCTAGACACTAATTTAGTTAGCGGTATTCCAACAGTTCAACTATTAAGTAAGGGTTTATCTACAGCGCAAGCGGCATCTAGGGCTATTATTAATCCTGATTTGCAATGGTCACAGGGTCAGCAACGTGCGGCTAACACACTGATACCTTTGCAAAATGCTATTGGCATACGCAATGCTTTAAACAAACTTGTAGAGATGCAACCGAAGTATTCCACAATGGAGTAATTTTTGATATGATAGGGCAACGCTGGAGAAAGAAATGACAGTCAGTACCACCACATCTAAGGTAAGTTATAGCGGTAATGGTAGCACTACTGTCTTTGCTTACACATTCAAAGTGTTTGATGAAGATGATTTAACAGTTATCTTGCGTGACAATACGACTGGCACTGAGACAGTACAAGCAATCACTACTAATTATACTGTTTCTGGTGTAGGCAATACTGGTGGTGGCAATGTTACGTTTGTTACTGCTCCTGCATCTGGCAAGACTGTTGTGATTCGTAGAGCATCAGCACAAACACAAACTACTGATTATGTTCCTAACGATCCATTCCCAGCAGAAGCACATGAAGATGCCCTAGATAAGCTGACATTTATTGCTCAAGAGGTTCAGGAAGAACTAGATAGAGCAATTAAAATATCACGCACAAACACTATGACATCTACAGAATTTACTGTGGGTGCTAGTAATAGAGCCAATAAAATCTTGGCATTTGACAGTGCTGGCGAGATTGCTGTTACGCAAGAGATTGGTACGTTTGTTGGTAATTGGTCAACTGGTACTACATTTAATCAGCGTGACATTGTTAAGGACACCAGCACTAATAATATATTTATTGCTAATACTACCCATACATCATCAGGCTCACAACCGCTTACAACGAACACAGATAGCGCAAAGTGGGATTTGCTAGTAGATGCGGCATCCGCTACTACATCAGCCACGGCTGCGGCATCATCGGCTTCTGCTGCCGCTACAAGCGCAACTAATAGTGCGACATCTGCTTCTTCTAGTGCGGCATCTGCCTCAACTGCGACAACTCAGGCTTCAAATGCTTCGGCTTCTGCTACTGCTGCTGCGGCAAGTGCGGCTGCTGCGGCTTTGTCTGCTGATACCTTTGATGATACCTATCTGGGTAGCAAGGCATCTGACCCATCTGTAGACAATGACGGTGACCCATTAAATGCTGGTGATTTGTATTTCAACACCACTAGCAATACGCTAAAGGTTTACAATGGTTCTGCTTGGAACGATGCGGCACTAGCATCTGCTGATTTCCTGCAAGTTGCAAATAACCTGTCTGATGTTTCTAGTGCATCAACAGCATTGTCAAATCTTAGCGGCCTGTCAACAACAGGCGGCACACTTACTGGCAACCTGAACTTTGGCGATAGCGACAAGGCGCAGTTTGGTGCTGGCAATGATTTACAGATTTACCATGACGCTGGGACTAACAATAGTTTCATTGATGAGCAGGGTGCAGGGAACTTAATAATTCGAGGCACAAACATTCAAGTAAAAAACAGCGGTGGCCAAGATATGGCGGACTTCACTTCCGCTGGGGCTTCAAGGCTTTTCTTTAGTAATTCTCCCAAACTCGCCACCACATCTACAGGCCTAACAGTAACAGGCACAGCTATTGCCACAACCAACACAGACACAACCAACAGTGGCTCTGTAACGCTGAACTTTGCGGCTAACCAAAACCATGTGCTGACACTGACAGGCAATGTTACCCTGGTTAATCCAACCACAGAGCAAGTAGGCCAGTCAGGGTTTATCGTGTTTATCCAAGACGCAACAGGCGGCAGAACAGTATCATTAGGCACAGACTATGAGACTGCTGGCGGTGCTGGTCTGACGCTATCTACAGCCGCAAGCACTACTGATGTTGTGCCTTATATCGTAGCCGCATCTGGGCGTATTCTGCTTGGCACACCACAACTAGCCTTCGCATAAGGAGTTGCCATGTCCGGCCCTTTCGGTTCTTCCCAATTTATGTATGCAACAGGGGCGGCAGAAGAAGGCCAATCCCTGCGCTTTGAGGACGGTGACAGTGCCTATCTGTCATGGACACCATCATCGGCTGGCAACCGCAAGACATGGACATGGTCTGGCTGGGTTAAAAGAGGTAATCTTACCCCTGCGGTTGGGGGTCAATCTATATTTTATGCAGGGAATACCACATCATCTCCTCGTGGTGGAGTTGTAATAGGAAATTCGGGTAATGACCAATTAACAGTTTCTGGTATGTTATATAATTCAGCAACTACTGTGTTACTGTTAGAAACTACTGCTGAACTTCGTGACCCGTCTGCTTGGTATCATATTGTTGTTTCGCTAGACACCACTGAAGCAACTTCAAGTGATAGGTGTAAAATCTACATTAACGGGGCAGAAGTTACAGTATTTGATACTGCTACATATCCATCGCAAAATGCTGAATTGCAATACAATGACACTGTTATTCATGCAACAAGACACCCTTCTGGCAATTATTTATATGACGGCTACCTAGCCAACGTCTGCTTTATAGACGGCACTGCCCTAGACCCTACCAGCTTTGGCGAGTATGACGATACACTGTGGCGGCCTAAGTCTGACGCAGACATTACTGGCAACCTGACCTTCGGGACAAACGGGTTCTACCTACCGTTCAAACAGACCACTGAGGCCGAAGGGTTTTCGACTGTGACCTATACTGGCAATGGCGGCACACAAAGCATCGAGGGCGTTGGCTTCGAGCCAGATTTTGTGTGGATGAAAAGGCGCAATGGTAGCACAGCTTCGCATCAGCTTTATGACAGTGTTAGAGGCGCAACAAAACGATTAAGGTCTGATAGAACTGAATCCGAAGATACAAGAGAGGGCCTTACATCTTTTGATGGTTCTGGATTTACATTAGGGTCGCTTAGCGGAAGCAATGCTTCTGGCTCTGGCTTTGTCGCATGGTGCTGGGATGCTGGCTCTGGTTCTGCCGCAAGCAATACTGATGGCAGTATTTCTAGCTCGGTCAAGGCGAATACTGCAAAAGGTTTTAGCATAGTCAGCTACACTGGCACAGGGGCTAACGCTACAGTTGGGCATGGGCTGTCATCTGCGCCTGAGATGATTATCACTAAGTGGAGAACTGGCGGCACGTCACAGGGCTGGCCTGTATATCACTCATCTATAGGAAACACAAAATATCTGGCCTTAAATTTAACGGATGCAGAAAGCGCAAACAGCACACTTTGGAACAACACAAGCCCAACATCAACAAACTTTTCAATCGGAACAAATACTTGGGTGAATGGCAGTTCTTGGACTTACATCTCTTACTGTTTCCACTCAGTCTCAGGCTACTCGTCCTTCGGGTCTTACACAGGTAACGGTTCTTCATCAGGGCCGACAGTCACGACAGGATTTGCCCCTGCTTTTGTTATGATTAAGCGCACAGACAGTACCGGAAGCTGGGTTATGATTGACAATACTCGTGACCCCTATAATGGTAGCACTGAACAAGTTTTATATGCAAATTTATCTAATAGTGAGGACGGTGGATATAAGGAACTTGACTTTGTGTCAGACGGCTTCAATGTAAGGTCAACTGGAACAGGAACAAACGCCTCTGGCGGCACTTACATTTACATGGCCTTTGCCGACACAAGAGATGCCACCTTTTTTGGCGATACCTCTGGCAACAGCAACAACTGGACACCCAACGCCCTGAACAATACGGATGTCGTGCCTGACAGCCCTGTGACTGGCGGTAACTTTTGTGTCTTAGACCCTAACTACACTTACAATAATGGGGCTGGGTTAAGTAACGGAAACCTTGTCCAATATGATACAACGTCTAACTGGA